TCTTCGTGCGCCACCTGGTGGCGTGGGTCGGCATCGGCACCGCCGCTCGGCTGTGCGGGGTGTCGCCTGAGACGGTCCGGCACCGAGGGCGTCGGTGAGCACCGAGGCCGGCGGGCCCGACGACCCCCGCTTCGCGACCCACGCGGCCCCGCTGGTGGAGGACGTGCGCCGTCTGTTGGCCACGTGGGCGGCGGTGGACCCCGGGGTCCGCGAGGCGTGGCCGGACGTGGTGTGGGATGCGGTCATAGCGCTACGGACGGCGCTGGCCGAGCTCGACGGCCGTTGACGCGAACACGCGTTCCGGTGTTCACTACGCCTAGCTAGCGGCCCGCGTCAGCCCGCTACCCCGAGCGCCAGGCACCCCACGACGGTGGGCCCGCCGGCCCGGTGGGAGCACCTGGGGCACCCGTCTAGGACCCGATCCGCGTCCTAACTACGGGAGCACCACCGTGCTGACCTACCTCTCCCGGCTCACCACCGAGCGGGATTCCCTGACCCAAGCCGCGAACGACATCACCGAGCGGGCCGCTCGTGACGAGCGCGACGTGACCGACACCGAGCGCCAGTCGCTGGCCACCATGGCCAGCCGCTGCGGTGAGATCGACGCCCAGCTCCGCACCTACTCAGAGCAGGCCGAATCCCAGCGGGCCTACGCGTCGCTGCGGGCCAACATGGCCACCGCCGCGGAGGAGGCGCCGCCGTCGCGGGAGCTCGACGTGCGCACCCCCGCCGGGATGCGCCAGGCGGTGGAGGCCGCCGCCGGCTGGGGCGAGCTCTTCGTGCGGTCCGCCGCGTTCGAGTCCTACCCGGGCTCCGGTTCGAGCCAGCGGGTGGACGTGCCGTTCGAGCTCGACCAGCGGGCCGCCATCGGCATCGGCACGTTCCCCGACCAGGGGCTCCCGCCCTACTACTGGAACCCCGCCCCGCACACCTACGCGAGCCCTCTGCTCGACGTGGTCGGCAAGGTGTCCACCAGCTCCAACGCGGTGTCCTACGTGGAATGGGCGCCCAACCCCCAGGCGGCGGCCAGCGTGGCGACCGAGGGGTCGCTGAAGGTTGAAGCGGTGATGACCGCCACCGGGGTGAGCCAGTCGCTGGTCACGTGGGCGCACTGGAAGGAGATCACCCGCCAGGCGTTGGAGGACATCCCCCAGATCCGTTCCACGGTGGAGAACCGGCTGCGCCAGGGGCTCGTGGTGGCGATCGAGGAGTCGATCATTGCCAACCTGGTCGCGGCCACCATCCCCCCGGTGACCGGCTCGGCGGCCGATAACGACACCCTGCTGAGCGTGATCCGCGAGGGCATCGGGACCGTCCAGGCGGCCGGCTACGCCCGACCCAACGCGGTGGTGCTCAACCCCGCCGACTACGCGGCGCTCGACATCGCGGTGATGAATGCGACCCAACAGGGGCCAGCCATGGGCGACCCGTTCTGGGGGCTGCGGCCCATCGCGTCCAACGGCGTCCCCGCCGGCACGGCGTGGGTGGGCGACTTCTCGGTGGGCGTGACGCTCTTCACCCGGGGCACCGCGGCGGTGTACCTGACCGACTCCCACGCGGACAACTTCATCCGCAACGTGCTGTTGCTCCTGGCGGAGACGCGGGGGCTGGCCGTCGTGACCGAGCCGGCCGCGCTGGCCGAGTGCACGGTGGGCGCCTAACCGATGCCCGCCACCACCGCCACGCTCCGCACGTACCTGGGGATCGACCCTGCCACGACCAACGATGAGGAGGCCCTGGCGATGGCGGTGGACGCTGCGAACGATCTGGTGGCCACGTTCCGCCCGGACCTCACCGTGCTGCTCAACCCGCTGGACTTCCCGGCGGTGCCGGAGGGCCAGTGGGCGCCCCGGGCGGAGCAGGCCGCCAACGTGGAAGCGGCCCGGCTCTACGGCCGGCGGGGTTCGGTCCAGGGCGTGGCCGCGTTCGCGGACCTGGGCGTGTCGCTGCTGCCCCGGCTCGACCCCGAGGTGCGCAGCCTGTTGGAGCTTGGTGAGTACCAGCGGTCGGTGGTGTCATGAGCTCCTACCCGCGGGCGTTGGAGATCGCGGAGAAGCTGACCGCGAACGGGATCCGGGCCACGGTCGACCCCCGGGGCGCGACCCCCCCATGCGTGCTGATCGTCCCGCCGGCCCGCACGTTCGATCTGGGATGCGGCTACTCCGCGACGTGGGAGCTCTGGGCGCTGGTGCCCGGCACCGCCAACGCGGACGCCCACAAGGCCCTAGACGAGCTCGTGGACGAGGTGGCCAAGGTGCTGCCGATCGAGCGGGCCGATCTTCAGTCCTACGCCCTGGCGGCCGATGCGCCGCCGCTGCCCGCCTACCGCTTGACGTTCACCGAAGGGATCTGACTGTGGCCATCATCGAGTCCAGGCTGAAGGAGGGCACGGTCATCCTCGGGACCGCCCCCGACGACATGGATATTTCGTGCCAGTTGACGAATGTTCGGCTGACCGCCGCCTACTCCGATGACGGCGACGCGGTGGAGACGTTGTGCGGCGACAAGATCGCGGCGGGGGAGAAGGCGGATGGCTACACCATGGCCGGCACCTTCATCCAGGACTTCGACGCCACCCCCGAGGCCGCATCCATCATCTGGTACCTCATGGACCACAACTTGGAGGAGGTGCCGTTCACGTACACGCCGAACGTGGCCGCTCCCACCGTGGCCGGCTCACTGCGGCTCAAGCTCCCGGCGGAGTTCCTGGGCGGCGACGTGAACGTGCGGCTGAGCTCGGACTTCGAGTGGACGATCACCACCGAGTTGACCCGGACCCCGCCGGTCGTGGCCGCCGCCGCCACGGGCTCGGCCACCAAGGGCACCACCGCCACGGCGGGGGCGGCCACCTGATGGCCACCGAGGCGGGCGTGAAGGTGGAGGGGCTGGCCACGCTGGTCCGCACGATGCGCAAGGCGGGGGAGGACCTGGCCGACCTGAAGGACGCCAACGCGCGGGCGGCGGCGATCGTGGTCGGCCGGGCATCCGCCACCGCTCCCCGCCGCTCGGGCCGTCTGGCCGCGTCGGTGCGGGGCACCCGGGCGGCGGGGCGGGCCCGCGTCCAGGCGGGCCGGGCGAGCGTCCCCTACGCCGGCCCGATCCATTTTGGCTGGCCGGCCCGGCGCATCGCCGCGCAGCCGTTCCTGTCCGACGCGGCCCGGGCCACGGAGCCCCAGTGGCTGCCCACCTACGTGAAGGACGTCCAGGCGGCGCTCGACAAGGTGAGGGGGGCGTGACCATGCTGGCGCGCTTTCCCCGCCAAGTAGTCCCCCTCCGCGAACGTCTTTACGGCGTGGCAGTTGCCGCACCGGAGGACGCACTTGGCCACCTCCGCCCACACCAGCGGCGAGTCGATCCCGCGGCTTCGGACCAGGTTCGGCACCGTGTCCACCTTGTCAGCGATGTTGACGTGATCGAATTGGAGACACCGGGGATCGGTGTTCCCGCAGTCGACGCACGCGCCCCCAAGGTGGCCGACGAGCTCGACCTTGGCCACCGCCCACCGCTGGCCACGAAGCGCGGACCGTTGGCGAAGGTACGACCTCCGCTCGTCGTGGTGCCGGTAGTACTCCGCCCGATGCTGCTCGCGAACCGCGTCGATGTTGGCCGCTCGCCACGCCCGCTCCACCGCCCGGTAGCGCTCGGGGTCGGCGGCCCGTCGGGCGCGAGTCCGGGCGTTGACGGCGGCACCCTTCCGGGTCCGGTACTCGCGGCCAGCCGCGGCGTTCGCTGCCTTGCAGTCGGCGCAACGGCATCCGCGCCGGTAGCCCGTGGTGGTCCCGTGGTCGTGCATGGGCGCAACGTACGGCGGAGGGTGGCAAGCCAGAGTAAGGGTGGGGCGTGATGGCGCCGCCGCGGCCGTTCGGCCGGTTCGAGGTGTGGCTGGTGGGGCTCGACCAGCCCCTGGTGGTGCAGACCAACGCGCTCGACTGGCGCGACGTGCCCATGGATCCGAACCGGCCGCGGGCGCTGGACGTCATCTACCGGGTGACGCATTCGGCGCTGTTGCGCAGCGGAGCGGAGGGCGTGCCCCGCCACTACGACCGCTACTGCGAGCGGCTGGCCGCCAACCCCGAGTCGATCGACGACACCGAGGCCGAGGTGGCCGAGGCGCTGGACCCTACCCCGACGGATCTTTAGGCCAGGCGGCGGTGGTGGTGGCGTTGCGCACCGGGACGTCCCCGGCCCCGTGGATGGCTGACCCCCGGGCCATGGCCACCGCGATCGAGCTGTTGGCCGAAGCGGACCGCCGAGCCCGGGCGAAGGGGCGCTGATGGCCGGTCCCGCCATCCTCAAAATCGACATCGTGGCGGACGCCACCAAGGCGCTGCGGGCGCTGAACGACACCGGCGACGCGGCGGAGGGCGCCGGCAAGGGCTGGTCCTCCATGGGCAAGGCGGTGGGCGGAGTCGTGTCCGCCGCGGCCATCGTGGGGTTCGGCACGTCCAGCGTGAAGGCGGCGGAGGAGTCCGCGGTGGCCGGCGCCCGGCTAGAGGCGGTGTTCTCCGCCATGGGGGACACCACCGGGCAGGCGGCCAAGGCGGCGGAGGACTACGCCGGCGCGCTGTCCAAGAAGATCGGCGTGGATGACGAGGTGATTCTGGCCGGGCAGGCACAGCTCGCCACGTTCGGGGCGGTGTCGGACGCGACGGCCCGTCAGGCGGGGATCTTCGATCGGGCCACCTCGGCGGCGGCCGACCTGGCGGCGGCGGGCTTCGGCACGTTG